GTGCCGACGGGCGTTCCGGCATACGGGATTCCCCGTAGCTCCGCCCATGCGGTCAGCGTGGCCATCAGACCGCCATAGACATGGCTCGCGTCGGTTCCGGCATGGCGGCGGACCTCTTCGAACCAGATCGCCGCGATCGGACCGGACAGCCGATCGATCTCGGTCAGCCAATTGGTGAAGCGCAGGTAGCGCATGCCGCCGCCGTCGAAGCGGCCGGGCTTGAAGCTGACCGTGCCGCTGGTGATCAGACCGTCGTAGCCCCGCAGGGCCCAGCCAGTGGTGGTACCGAGGTCGAGGGCAAGGATTGTGCGCATCGGCGCGCACAGTGCTGGCATTTTCGGGGTTGCGCCAAGATCGGCGCTGGCGAGAGTCATGTCAGCCATGGGTGGTCTCCTTTTCTGGTTGGCTGCCTGGGGTGGAAGACGACGGCGGTCATGTGCTTGGCGGTGCGGGCCGCCGTCGTCGGATGAGGAAGGTGCTGGCGCGCGCGTCTCATGGGTCGAGCTCCCGCAGCCAGTCGGGGCGTGTGAACCTCAGTGTGAACCTTCGCTCAGAGGTTCACACTGAGGTTCACACGCATAAGGCCCTGAATTCACGGTTGTTTGTGAACCTTGCGAACCTTGTGAACCTATTCTGGCCTCTCCTTTCGTGTGCGCGCGCGTGCGCGCGTGCGTAAGGGTGGAAAAAGGTTCACAAGGTTCACAAGGTTCACATTTGCCATTCTGATCAGTGGGTTGGCCGTGTGAACCTCCTAGCTCAAGGTTCACACTGCCGTCCGGAGGTTCACACGCGCTTTCGCCTTTTGGTTGAGTCGGATGCCGCGGGTCCTCCCTGAACAGTTCCAGCTTCCACTTCGCCGCTCGTCGATACGTTCCGGCCGAGCGCATCCGGACCCTCGGCCCGTCGATGTCGAAGACGCGGTCGCGCATCTTGGTGAGCGACATTCCGAAGGCCGTTTTCTGAGCGCGTTCGGTATGACCCGATATTGGCGGCGCCGGGTCGCAGAACGTGGCCACATCGAAGAGATCGGCGGCAGCGACCTCTGCCGTCCCGAACCGATCCCACCAGGCGGCGATGAACGCGCTCCAGCCAGCGCCCTCGCTGTCGGAGGCCGCCATCATCTCCTCGAGGTTGCCGAGAAACCCCGGGATGCCAGCCGTCTCTAGCACGCCACCGATGACCTGCGCCCAGTTCTCGTAGGAGCCGATGGTCCGGGTGCCGCGCGGCTTGCCGGCCGCGATCCAGGCCTGACAGAGCGTCAGGCAGGCGGCGACGATGCGCGCGCGGTTGGCCCGCACCCAGACCATGAGATCGGGATGGCGGAAGCCTGCGCGCTGCCAGGGCTGTTCCACATTTGCATCGAGCCGGATGCGCACCAGGCGCCGGGCCATCTCGTTGGAGAATTCGGGGTTGTTGCCGGTTGCAATCCAGAGGCAGCGGATCGGCAACCGGGTCATCTCGGACTGCCCGAGAACCCGGTCCTCCCAGAAAGGCGCGGTGAGCGCGGCGGCGACGGCCGAGCTGTCGAGCTTGGCGCGCAGGTTGTCGATCAGGATGATCGAGGGAATCTGGCGCAGCTTGGCAGTGACGCGCTTGCGCCATTCCTCGTCGTCGCGCCCCTCGGTCATGACGCTCGCGCCGGTGCCCGTGAGGATCGTGGCGACGGCATCGACCATCAGCGTCGCGCCCGTGCCCGGCGTGGGCTTCTCGATCAGGTGCAAAGGCGTGGGCCCGTCGATCATGCCACGCAGGAAGCCCAGCAACAGCAGCGCCACGACATGGGCGCGTTCGGCCTCGCCGGTGAAGGGGAAGTCCCCGAGCAGGTCCTCGCAGATCAGCGCGCGCGCTGCGTCAATCTCCGCCGCGCTGGGACGCTTCGGGATCTCCGGCACGGTGAAGCCAGGGGCAGGCACATAGAGCAGCCGCGCGTCCGGATGATAGCCCGGGTCGGTGATCAGCGTACCGCTGCGCCCGAACACCGGCGTGTTGACGATGCCGGTGAGCACCGGCAGCGCCGGATCGGGTGTTGCGAGCACGGATTTGACCACCGCAACCGGCGGCGGCGCGGGCAGTAGCTCGCCCTTGGCATTCTCGCGCACCCATCGGGCGAGGCGCGCCAGCATGTGCCGCAGGCGCTCTTCGTTCAGGATCGTGGCGACCGGCCGGCCCTCGTCATCGGGGACGACCCATGTGGGCTGGCCCGCGAAGCGGAACACCCATGGCGTGCGGTTCGACGCCATGATCACGCTCCAGACCTGCGCCACGGCGCGGCCCAGATCGCCCTCATCGGCGCGCAGGACCGGGATGTCGCCGGCGCTGCCCTGGTAGTTCAGCGGTCGGTGCTGTCCGATCTGCAGCACGGCGTCGATATCCACCGTCTGCTCCGCTGTCGCAATCAGCCGGGCGACCACTTTTGCGCCAGCGCGCAAGAGCATGTCGTTGAAGTCCTCGCCTTCCTCGGGCGGGATGGCGATCGCCACATCACGACCTTGCGCGCGCAGCCGCCGCGCGGTTGCTTCCGCTGCGCGAAGCCCGGCACCCGATACATCATGGTCTGCGAGGATCAGCACCCGCTGCGCCGCGGGCGGCAGATCGAGCTGTTCCATGCCGGAGGTGGATAGCGTGGCCCAGACAGGCAGATCGGGACAGGCGGTCATCACCGCGAGGCCCGTCTCGATCCCCTCGCAGAGCGCCACCCGCCCGTCCGAGGCGATCGGGGCGAGACGCACCGCACCCCCGGCAACGCGGCCCAGCATCATCTTCGGCTTGGAGACTGGCGCCTTGCGAACCTCGTTCGCGTCCTGAACGAGGTAGGTGCGATGCAGCCCGATCACCTCGCCGCTGCGGTCCCGGACTTGGCCCAACAGCGCCGGATAGCCGGTTTTCGTCTCCCAATGCGTCAGGTCCGGGTGAAACAGCAGATCGGTCTGATCGGGCACGGCCAGTGCGCGGCCGGCGAGATAGGTCGCGGCGGGCGTGTCCGTCACCGGCACGGCGCGCGCGAGAACATGCGCGATCTCCTGCGCCGGGTCGCGCTTTGGCGCCGGTTTTGCTGCCGGCATCTGCCGTGCAGGCGCGCCGGGCTGAACGCCCGCCATGGCGGCGGCCTCGACGATCAGATCGCGCCCGGAAAGCCCGGTGGCTTCCTCGATCGTGCTTATCGGCCCGCCGCCTGCATTGCCGTCGAAGTCGATCCAGTCACCGGCGTGCGGGCCGCGCAGGGCAATGACGCAGGAGCCGGTATTGCGCGGCGCGTCGCCGCGAATATTGGCAAGGCGCCAGTCGTCGCCGACGCGCTTGCCGTTCGGAAACAGCCGCGGCACCCAGCGCTCGGCGGTTTCGCGCAGGCGCTGGACGATCAGGTCCAGATCGTAGCGCGCGGGTTCGGCATAGCCTGGGGCGACGTCATTGAGGTCGATGATCGCAGCACTCATCCCAAGGCCTCCTATGCCAGCAGCAAGAGGCCGTGCTCGGCCCGGGTGATGGCGGTGTAGAGCCACTGCTTGCGCGCCTCAGTGGAATGGCCGAACCCATCGTCCACAACGATGACCGTGGGGTACTGGCTGCCCTGAGCCTTGTGGCAGGTGATGGCATAGCCCCAGCTGGTCTCGATCAGACCACGGCGAACGGACCATTCGTGACGGTTGCGGTTCGGGTCGAAGAGAAGGTGATCATCGTATTCGCCGCGCCAGAAATCCTGCGCGCCCCCGATTGCCACGCCATCCTCGGTCTCGATCTCGGCACGAAAGGCGCGCGGATTATGTGGATGCGGCTGCACCGCGCTGAGCGTCAGGAACATGCCGTTGATCAGCCCGAGATCGTGGCGGTTGCGCAGGCAGATGATCTTTTCGCCGGCGCCCGTGGGGTAGTCCGCGGCAAAGCCGGCGGCCTGCTTCATCGCCATGTTCAGCCGGCGCCGCATGGCATTGGTCCCGCAGATCACCTGGCCGCCATGCAAGAGCTGCGCGGGCGTCACGTCATGGCGCGACATCTTCCAGACATTGTCGTCGAAGGCGCCGAAGGGGATGGGTTGGCCCTCGCGCGCCATGGTGGCCAGTCGCAGGATCGGGCTGTCCGCGGCCTGGCGATGGATTTCCGTCAGCATGACGTCTGGTTCACCCTTGACGAAGAACCCCTCATCCTTGACGGGCGGCAATTGGCCCGGATCCCCCAGCACCAGGATGGGCTTGCCAAAGGCCAGCAGGTCATCCGCCATCTTCTTGCCCACCATCGACACCTCATCGAGCACCAGCAGATCGGCGTCGCGCAGGTCGGACTGCGGGTTCAGCACGAATTGCGGCTCGTGGATGTGGTCCAGCCGGAGCCTGAGTTGGGCAATCTGCGCTTCGGCGAACCCGCGCTCCCCCGGGCCCATCCGCGGCAGGTCGCGCTCCAGCGCGGCCAGCTCCTCGCTCACACGCGCGATTTCCTCAGGCGATGCCTCGGAAAGACGGTAGATCAGGCTGTGAATGGTCTGCGCCGGCGTGCCCTTGCGGGTCATCACCAGAACGGCCTTGCCGGTGAAGGCGGCAAAGAGCACGCCCCCCAAGCCGCCAGGCGTCATGGCCTCGAGGCCAAGGGCCTGCATGGCCAGAGTGGTAATCGTGGTCTTCCCGGTACCGGCATAGCCGAACACACGGAGGATCTGCTGCTGGTGGCGACGGTTGAGATACCAGTCCCGAATGATGGAAATGGCCTTCGCCTGCGCCTCGGAGACGGTGATGCTCATGGCTGTTCCTCCTCCCAGCAGCGGGCGGCGAAAGGGCAGAACCGGCAGAGATAGAAGTCGGGGCTGGTCGCGACACGCGGCAGCAGATCGCCCGCGTCGGCGGCGCGCAGCACGTCGACCGCCTTGTCCGAGAGCGCCTGCGCTGCGGCGGGATCGAAGGGCACATGCTCGTGGTAGAGTTCGCAGGTGTCCTTGTTCAGCGCGGTGAACAGCGCGGCATCCAGCGCCATGTAAGCCATGTAGATCTGCATCTGGCCGAAATAGACGGGCTTCGAGACCCGCACGCCTCTCTTGACCGTGTCGGTCCAGCTCGAGGCCTTCAGCGCCTTGTGTTCCCAGAGCACGGGCCAGGGGATTTCAAGGTTAGGGCCGCCAACGATGATCCCGTCCACATGGCCCCGGATGCGCCCGCCCGCGGTCTCGAAACCGAACTGGCCGCCATCGCGGGTCTGGGTGCGGAGGTCGAACCCGGCCTGCCGAAGCCAGCGGATGGCGAGGTCCTCGAAGACGTGGCCGGCCTCGAAGATGCGCAGGCTGCGCCCCTCGAACGCCTTGCCCGGATCGACCGGCGTTCTGGTGAACTCATAGACCAGGCGGCGCGCGCAGGGCTCGCCGATCCGGCTGGCGCCGAGATAGTCGCGGGGCCGCTGGCCAGCGCGCTCGGCCACGAGCGCGTCATCGAGCAGCGTGTTGATCCGGGCGCCGAGGGGCGGCGTGGCTTCCGCGGCGCGGCCATAGACGAAACCCGAGCGGTGGTTGAGATCGACCAGCATCCACACCTCCTCAGAACGGCACGTCGCCGGCGTCGGATTGGCGCTGCATCGACGCCTGAAACCCGTCGACGCAGGCCTCGATCAGGCGGTCGATGTCCTCGGCCGGCCGGTCGAAGAAGGGCTCCATCAGCCCCATCTCCGTCAGCGCCTCGGCCAGTTCGCGGCGCGCCTCGCGGATCGCGCGCATTTCCATGTCGGTCTTGTCGATCATGCCGTGGTTCCTCTTGGCGTTGGCCGAGCCCGCCGTGAGGCAGGCCATTGAGCAGAAGCGGTGGTGAGGATGGCGATCCCAGCGCAGGCCGTGGCAGTAGCCGAAGCCCTGAGCCTCCCGGCCGCAGAGCGCGCAGGGCACGCGGCGGCCGAGTTCGGTGGGCGTCAGCCCATGAGCAGCAGGTCGAGCGCGTCTTGCTCCTCCTTGTCGGGCGCGGCCGTGCGACGCTCGGAGGCCAGCACGATGAAGCGGCTGATGGCGCTCACGGCCATGCATTCGAGATCGCGCCGCGTCAGGCTGGCGATGGGGCGGTCGAGCCGCCCCCGCGCTTCCAGCCAGCGCCCCATCGCAAGGGCCGCTTCCGTGGTGACATGCGCCTGCCATTCGTCCGGGCTCACGGGTTGAGCCAGGCCGGGCCGCCCGCGGGTTTCGGCGCGGCAGGCTCGGCGGCAGGTTGGGCCGCGGGCTGGGCGGCAGGCGCTGACCAGGCAGGGGCAGTTGCGGCGGCGGTGGGCTGCGACTGGCCCCATGCGGGTGCTGTCGGCACAGGCGCCGCGGCAGCTGGCCGCTGACGCTGCGACGGTTGCGCCGGGACGCTCTCGCCTGCCATCACCTTCTGCCATTCCGGTGCCGTGGGCAGGACCACATGGTCGAGCTTGTTGGCGTCCTTGTAGGCGGGGTTGCGGTTTGCCTCGATCTGGATCTTGGCCACGAAGGTGATCCCGTCGAGATCGGCGAGCCCGCGCAGCACGCGCTTCGCCTTTGCCGCCTCGCTCATGTCCTCGGGGTTCAGCCCCAGCGCGCTGTCGATCATCGCGCGGAAGGTGCTTTTCGATATCTTCCAGCCGATCGACTGGCCTTGCTCGTCGAGCTTGCCGCCCTGCACGGTGAAGTTCTGCCAGAACTTGCGCCGCGCAAACGGCCCCTCGGCCACGGTGAATTCGGCATCCACCATCAGCACGTCGCTGCCGGGCTGGTTCGAGCGCTTGAGGAGCCCGCGATCCACCTCGCTCGCCCCGTCCGTGCCGCCCTTGCGGATGGACATGGTCACCTTGGCGAAGGTGCCGTCGGGGATCAGCTCGCCGGACGGCTGCGGCGCCACGTCGTTCATGTCGAAGGTCATCTCGCTTATCCTTTCAGGGTCTGGTTGATCTTGGTAAGGAGCGCGCCGAGATCGGCGGGCTCGGTGAGGGCGAGCTTTCCGCTGCGGTCCTTCGCAGGCAGCCCCCACGGATTGCCGGACTGGCAGACAAGGCGGCGGGCATGGCCCTTCTCCGCGTCGTGCTGCCAGCTGACCGCGCCATCCTGGTCGGGGTCCTGCCGGAACAGGCTGAGCGTCAGGACCTGGTCCACGATGCCGGGCAGTTCGCGCGCGGCCTTGCCGCCCTCCATCTGCGGCTGCCAGCTCACGCGGTTCATGTCGTCGACGACCTTCTCCAGGATGCCGACGAAGATGACCGTGCGCCCCGGCGCATGCTGGAGGTGCTTCAGGAGCCCGATGACCTCGCGCGCGAGCAGTCCATAGGCGCCGCGCGTGTCCGGTTTGCCGGTGCGCTCCGACAGCGCCTCGGGCCGGGTCTTGGCCCAGGCCATGGCCTGCCGCGTGAGGTCGGTGATGCTGTCGACGAACACGATGCGCTTGGCGTCGAGCCGCGCGGCGAGTTCCGGGTGCAGGGCGCGAAGATGCGCATGGTGCGCCTCGGAGAAATGCTCGTCGGGCTGCGCCGCCGGGTTGGCGCCGCCGATCAGGCAGGCGATGTCCACGGCGTCGGCGAAGAGGCGGATCGGCAGGCTGTCGCCGCGCCAGTCCTGCACCGATTTGAGCCCGGCCTCGAGATCAAGGCAGACGGTCTCCTCGGCCGGCAGCGTCTTCAGCAGTGTGGTCTTGCCGCCACCGCTGGGCCCGAACAGCGCCATGGTGGTCTTGCCCTGCGCCTCGCGCAGGCGCTCGTCAGCGGAAAGGATGCGCAGGGTCATGCGGCATCTCCCGCCTCGAGGGTGACCTTGAGCGTCCCCACCTTGACGGTGCGCGCCGGATCGAAGCCCTCGCGCCAAGCCTCGGGGAGCGCGGCGTATTTGCGCTCGGACACCTTCAGCGCGGTGTCGATGAACTCGGCCGGGTCCTCGCCGCTGTCGGCGATGTTGGCCGCGATCTGCGCCAGCTGCGCCTGATCCCATTCCACCCGCTTGGGCAGATCGGCAACCACGGTGTAATCGCCATCGACCAGCCGCACCGTGCCGGTGTCCTTGCCGCAAGCGCGCCGGGCCTCGGCGGCACGGGTGGCGTAGCGCACCTCGAGGGCCGCGTTGAAGCGGGCGGTTGCGGCCTTCAGCTGGCATGCGGCATGGTTCAGCTCGCCCTGCAAGGCTGCAAGCATCTCCACCGGCAGATCGGCCAACTCGGCCGCGGGCAGGTTGATCAGCGCCT